TTGTTACCTTGAATTTTATCTCCGGGTAAAGCTCCGCCTTGCCTTAAATATTTATTCTGTAAAATATCATCGGCAGTAAGAACATAAGGTTCTGACATTTTAAATTGTCCTTTTGTTATCTACCGCCTGTATAACCAGCAGCAGGACTAGTATTTAATTTGCTATTTCCACCGCTATTACTAGATTTATCAACTAAACTTCTTACTGCTTCTGATAATGTTAATACTTTTCCCTTTAAAACTCCTCTTTTCATAGCATTAATAGCATCTTGAGCTATAATTGCAGAAGTATCTTTGTTTATTCCACCCAAATCAGCACCAAGACCTGCACCACCATATTTTTTCTTTAAGGCATCTCCTAGCTCAGTATCACTCCCCGGAAATATACCTGATTCAGCATCTACTATTTTTTGAACTCCTTCAATAGCATCTTTTAATTTTGGAACACTACTGATTCGTGCTTTTAATGTTTCTCTTTCTAAATTAGCTGCGATTGTAGCTTTTTGATTTTTTATAAGTTCCTTTCTATACTCTCTTTGGTCTTTAACTTTTTCTTGTTCAAGCTTGTTTCCATACTCCGCACGTTTCATTTTCATAACAGTGTCAGCAGCATTGCCATAGCCCATAGATGCAAAGTCGGCTGCTAATCTATTATATTCATCTTCAGTTATCTTACCATCTGCTGATGCGTCTTTATATTTCTCCATCATTATTTTTCTATCGTTATCTATTTTAGCTGCTTTTGCAAGTTGCTTTCCTCTGGGTGTCTCTATCCCGAACATACCAGCACCCTGCTCAAGACCCCCTTGTAATGCAAGTTCTCCCTGTCTTACATTCCTACTTATGTAGTCAGGTATGCTACCGAACCTTGCTTTCTGGACTGATGCTTGATCTTGAGCGTACATTTGATTTTGTCGATCATCATAACCAGTACCCATGCTTTTAAATAAACCTTCTCTAGCCATTAGAACCACCCTCCTCCTTCATCAAAACTATCCATAGTAGTATCGCTAAATGAATCAGCGTAAGCATCATCAAAAAAATCATCTTCATCCGGAATTCCTGCAAAAGAAATATTTTCCATACCCATAGTATTTTGTAATCCTTCAGCTATGGCTTGCATATCGTTATATCCAGCAGATCCACCCTCTTTATTTATTTCATCTACTATAGCTCCTGCTTGATTCCAAATAGCACCTCCTCTGCCAGCCTCTAAATCTTGTATTCCTCGCTCCCATGTATCGGTAGATCCCGGTACATTTTGAAGCATAGAAGGTGTATCCTGTCTAAAGCCCATGTCTTCGGTAGTTACTTGTGTTGGAAATTCGTCTGCTCCGAAATGTAAAGCACCTGACTTAATAGCATTGTTTAACTCGCCAGCAGTTATATATCCGTAAGGTGTCTCTACATATCTACCGGGATCAGACTGAGCTAAATTTTCTATTTGATTATCAAGATTTAAGATGCCTGTCTGAGCACCTCCTCCTCCGGCTTCTGGAGATTCCCACCTAGAAGTTCCTACAAAGGGGTCCATAAATATATTTGATGCTTGGTTAAGAGGATGGTAGCCACCCATTGCTTGACCAATAGCTCCAAAGAGTCCTATAAGCGGAGCACCAGCTACACCAGCAGCACTTAATATAGAGGGTGCTAATTTACTTAAACCAAATCCCATCTTTTCTCCCCCAGTTAAATTAGGATCATAAAGAAAATCTGTTCCTCCCCTTATAAGACTGTTTTGAAAAGACCTTCCAGCCCTATCTAAACCTGTATTATCATTAAACTTCCATCCATCTTTTGCTGCTGCTTGGTTAGTTTCTATATACTCTTGTACTGGGTTAGGTTTTCTACTGGGCACTGCTTGGCTTACGGATGCTGGCAAAGAGGGACCATAGCTAAAATCTCTATCTCTAGAAAACATACCACGAGGTGCAGATGTAGTTTGTTCAACTATGTTATCACCGGGTCTAATATTCCATTGAGGATGTTCGGGCTGACCAAATCGGTGCATTACTAAATTATTGCTAAAATCAAGTATAGGATAATCACCTAAATCACGACCAGCAGCATTACCAACTTGACTTTGAAATCCGGCATCTACACCGCCTCTTGGGTTTACTGCTCTAACTTCATTATTAACAACAGGTTGCTGATCGAAACGTGGATCACCTCCCCTACTCAGCATATATCTTCCTAAATCAGAAGGACCACCTAAACTATTTTTTGCTCTATCAACATCTTTTTTATTAAGAACATCAGCAGTATATAGTTCCCCTCTTGTTACAGGAACATCTCCTAAACCTCCTTGTGTAACTTTTACAGAATCTAAAGGAAGTGCTCCTCCTCCAAGCCTCATAGCATCTATAAACGGATCTGTAGGTTTATCAAGAGAACCATAACTAAGTTCTTGAATATCTGATAATTCTGTATTACCTTTAGAAGTATTAAATAATCCAGNAATNNTACCTATNATGTTATTTAAAAAACTAGNATCAAATTGTATATCTGCTGCTGGATCTACGTCCATATCAGAACTGGTAAAAGTATCTTCACCTGAGGTTTTACGTCTACGTTTTTTACCTAAGGGAACAACTCCGGGGTTTCCTGTCTTATCATCTACAACAGCAACAGCCCCTCTGTCTTCTAACCACTTAACTAAAAATTCAGGTAAATCATCTCTTATTGTAATAGCCATAACAGTTCCTTATTGTATTAAGCAGATTTAACTTGTATAACAGTAGCAGGTTTTTGTGGTCTAAATAATCCTGATACTGCATTACCAAACGATCCTAAGGCTGTACCTCCTGCTGCTCTAGAGTTAGCTAACAGAGCTTCTCCCGCCTGTTGAGAGGCTAATCCTGAGGCTGCTATATTCCCTAAGCTTCCTCCTATACCTCTACCTATATTAGCCATTTGTATAGGAATATCAAGAAGTCCAGTAGCAGTAGCCAAGTCTCCCTTTTCTCTACCCAGTAAACCAGATATTAAATCCTGTGCTCTAGAAAAAGATTGCTGTCTTCTACCCATATCTGCTGTTTCAAATGCAGTCTCTAGTGCTTCTCTTTCTAATGCTCCACCAGAACCACCTAAGCGTCCCTGAGCAAGTAAACGTGTCTCTAAGTCTGATCTACGTAAATTTCTTTCTTTGTCTACTAGAGGTTGTTCTTGTTGGTAAAATAAATCACCAGCTTCAAAAGGATCTAGCCCTGCATATTGCATAGCCTGTCCACCAAATAAACCACTCCTGTCTAAAGCTCCTTGGTATATATTAGATAACTGAGGAGATAAGTTAAGAAGTCCAGTACGGCTATCCATATCATAATCTACTGTACCTCCAAGACTCCCCATACCAAAGGGTTGTCCTGCTGCTATTGCATCCTTAGCATTTTGTCTTAGAGCCTGTGCTTGGGTTTCTGCTGCCTGTAAAGCATTTGAAGCATTTGACCTAGACCCTAAGAATCCTAAACCTGCTCCAAGAAGACCACCAACTCCAGTTGCTCCCCCTAGTGCTTGACCTATCGTATCAAAAATACTCATAATCTTACCTCGTTTTCCCTTGCTTTGTTAATAATGTTGTAGACACTAAACTTGAAAAATCACCAACTACTTCAGTAATCATTTTTAACCTTACTACTTTAGCTGTTCTTGATAATGGTACTTTATACTCAGCAGGTCCTATCTTAGAACTAAACTTAGCTGTTCCGTATAAAGATGTAGACACTCCGTATAGTGCAAAGTCATCATCTGCTGCTAAATTAAATACCTTTCTGAGTGGGTTAATAGAGTCATAGTCTACAAAAACCTGTAGTGTAGTGGAACACCCTCTTCCACCTGAGTAATTAAAGATAGCCTGTTTTAATATTTTAGTTATTGTAGGCTCACCAAAGTCTAACCAAGGAGTTGCCCATGCGTAGTTGTATAAGTTATTAGTTGTGCTCCAACACTTTGATCCATCCCATGTTCCTCCTGCTGTGCTACAGGCTCCTGAGCTTCCGTTAGTAGATGTAGTGTCTGTTATAGATACGTCATACCAACCGTCATATAAAGCAATATTAGCAGTTAATCCCAGTATAAGATCACCGCTTACTGTACTTACTCCACAGAGAGGAGCATCTGCAAAATACCATGTAGTAATTTTTGGTATGGTTATTTTATTTGAAGCAGAAAAATCAAATACATAAGCCAGTTTATTTTCTGGAACCATCATTATTAATAAACCTTCTTCCTGATGATACACAGATTTTATTGTAGATAAGTCTGCTGTAGACAAAAAGAAGGATAAGCTATTACGAACAGATATAGATAAATCAGACACAGGAGCTTTACCGTCTGTCTCTGTAATACGTCCTAAGGACTGTAGGCCCTCGTAGCTCATAAACAGAAGCTCTGCGCCTACATATACTATATTATCTCTACCTGCTAACCCTACGCCCTGTATAAGCTCGTCTAGGGTCATTGTAGCAGGGTTGGACGCACCAGTATAAATAGCTATATTGTTTTTACCAAAAATAACTATCTTATCCATGATAGCACCTAAACCTACAATTTCATCTGATCCCCATACAGTCCTTAAGTCTAGTTTACCAGCAGCACCGCCAGTTAATTTTTCACCTATAAGGTTATCTGAGTATAGTAAAACCCCCGGATCTTCAGTAATACCTCCGTACCACATACGTCCAAAGTTTCCTAAAGCACACGATGGATTAAATGTAGTTACTCCTGAAGGAGCAGCGTAGGCTCCCAAGTCTTCTACATCGTACCAGCTAGTGCCGTCATAATTAATAGGCTTGTGGCCCGACTGTACACCCCAGAACTCATTATTAAAATTAACCCATTGCCAGTTAGAGTTTGAAATAGTCTGTGGAGATCCTGAAAATGTTTGTGCCGTAAGTGTCTCTGGTGTAGTAGATGTATCCCTTTTATAAATATATGCTCCAGATGCAGCGTAATACTCTGTAGTCCTGTCTGATTTAACAAACTCTCCTATAGATTTAATAGGACTTGCTACAGTTTTAGATACAGCCTTAATACCCTTACGTGGTCCTATGCGTCCTTGGAAGTCAAAGACTACATTACTGGACTCAGTAAGCCACTCAGGACCTAGAGTAGCTGCACTCCCCTGAGTATTAAGTCCGGCTCTTCCCATGCCGTCTAATCTTGTAGGTCTAAGCGGTTTAGGTGGCATACCAAACAGTCTCGTTTAAAGTTCTACTTGAGTCTTTACTAATAAAATCAGCCAATGCTTTTTCAAATCTACCACCAGCTATACTTGCAGTTGTTCCTCCGTCTTCTCCTCGTTCAGCTAATGCTAAAGAGTATGCTCCTAATACTACAGGCTGCTCTGGTACAGTAAGTGTAGTAGTAGCTTCTGTTAAGTCATCCTGAGGTAAAACCATGTGTACTTTAACTGTATACGCTGCGTCAGGCGTAGGATAAAAAGATATATCAGTTCCGTTTAATCTGTAAAACAACGGAGTTCCTGTCTGTGTAGTACCTACAAAAGTAAAATTGTAAAAGTCTGCATCTGACATCTGAGGAACTACAAGGTCATTTGAGTCATCTATTACTTGCAGTATTGTAGTACGATTTGTAGCTGAGGGTATAGCATATGTAGCAGTAGATGCACTTGTAGTTACTGTCTGAAGTGATCTTAAGAAACTCCAAGACCANGCATCNTCTACTNTTTGTTTAGNCTCNTTAACAAAATCACCTATTAANTNNTGATAATCNTCANCATCAGAATCAGCTAAGTCCCCTATCCAATCTGCTGCTACAGTATCTTCTCTTAACCTTCTTANTACNTTGTTAATAATTGATCTATATGCCATTATAGCTAATCCTCACTTAAAAATAAATCTCTTTCTGCATATCTTCGCCTGAGAAGACCGGGAATTACTTTCTTATTTGCATACTTCCACTTTAAAAACTCATCAGCACAGCCTTGGTAATTCTCCCTGTTTAATCTCATTCTAGCTGTACTTCGTTGGAAAGCCCCTGAACCTACGTTATATACAAAACTACATATTGCTGAAAACTGATTAGGTGTTACTGGAACTTTGACTAATTTGCTTACTTTATATTCTATTGATCCTAAGTCTCTCTGCATTAATTCCGTAGCCCTACTTTCTGTCACAGGAGGATGGTCTGGTGTTACTCTTTTGTTATCCTCTCCGTATATAGATCCAAAACCTATTGTCCAGATTCCAGCTACGCACTTGTATGGGTCAGAAGAAAATCCTTCAAAGCTTTTTATTAAATCTAACCCTTTATCATTTATTACTTTGACCATTTACTTACTAATCTCTGACCAAACCAGAAAGAAATTATCACGGAAAATATACTTACTATCTCATCTGACCAAAGGTATTTAAAAAGTTCTACACTAATCATGTCAAAAGCAGACAGAAAAGTTAACAGAACAAATTCTAAAAAGAAAAAATATGTTATTACTGGACGAACTGTGGCTGACAGGTTAACTACCCAAGTGCTTGCTCTCTTAGTTTGCTCATCAGCGTTCTTATGTACTGCTACGTTAGCTTCACCTACGCTAGTAATTACAGCTTCATCTCTTCTATCTTGAGATTGTTGAGCCATTATCTTTAGCTCATGTTCTTTATCCCTAGTATCTTGCTTGGCATCCATATACTGTTTAAATATGGAGGGGCCTGTAGAAGTAACAAAACCTAGTAAACTACCTAAAAGTGAAATCATGTTATACCTTAGTCATACTTTGGAGGAGGAATATACTTATGTGCGTTGTTGTGAGAAGATAAATATTCTCCTCTAAAGTTTTCTAAATCGCTTCTTAACCTGTCTAATCTTATTTGTGCTACATCATCAGCAGCGTGAAGTTTTTCTAATTCTCTATGTTGTGACTCTAATCTTTCTACTGATAAAATTCCTGATATTACTTTAAGTCTTGTACGTATTTCACTTTCAAAACTAATACCAGCGTTTTCTACTTTGTCTAAATCGTTAGCTATATTTCCTAATTTCTTGGTAATAGTTTCTCTAAATAAATCAAAATCTTCAGATAAACTTTTAAGCTGTTGCCTAGCAACTGCCATAGCTCCAATTATAGCTACTAAAACACTTCCTATTTGAAGCAGTAATTTTACATCAATACCTGTGTCCATAACTAGGCGTGTTTAATTTTAAATAACGAAAATTTACCAGTATCAAAATTTCCGCTTGACATTAGAAACTGTACTGCTGTAACAGCTTCGGCTGCCTTTCTTTGTCCAGAACCAAAGGTTCTATGAGATTCTTGATTAGTTCCCTGCATACTCAAATCAAAAGTTAAAATTGTGTGGTAAGTGGTTACAGAAGGGTTATGGATAAATATTTTTGCAGACCAAGCAGAGGTATCATCGTAGCCGGGATAATTAGCGTCTTGCCCCATTTGTATTTTTGCATCGCCTGTTTCATATTTATTGTAAGAAGTAGTAGACGCACCATAAGCACTATTAAAAGACCAAGCATAATCAGAACCTCCAGAATCATAAGAATGACTAGAAGTGTCGTTACTGGTTCTTATCCAAGGTTCTTTGCCATCTTCCGATACATTTACCCCTTCTATTAGAACCATCCATGTATCCGCAGAATCATCTATTCCGGTAAGAGCCACAGATGCACTACTGCTGGCTGTTGTTGAAGAAACAAATTCAAGAGGACTTCCAGAACCCCATGTGCCATCTCCTTTTAATACTGTACTAGATGAAGCAGTACCAGTGGCACTTATCATTCCTACGTCTATTTTAGTTTGCGACATTTATATCTCCTAACTATGTGCCAGCTTGTACATGGAAAGTCTTCCTGTATCTTCAAAATTTCCAGACGAAACACTAAATTTGACAG